ACATTACTCCGTAGACCATCACAGACACAGACAACATCATCTGCTGCTGAACTAACAACGGTTACCGTTGCTGGTGTAGATAAAATTCTTATGCATGATAATGATGCATTAAAACTTTCTGACGGCACTACATCCGCTATGACCACGCTGTCATCTGGTGTTGCTACTACTATCTATGCGTCTACCGCTAATGGTTCTAATGCTTACTACATTGATGCCTCTCACATTGTCAGCGTTCCGCTGACTGGTGGTGCTACATCTGCAGTCCGTAACATCTCTGGTTCCATTACATTTGCAAAGATGGCATATGTTAAAGAACGTTTGATTGTTGGTATTGATAATAAGATTTATGAAGTACCCGCTACTAACGGTGGCGGCGCTATGCCATCACCTTTGTATACACACCCCGATACATCATGGCGTTGGACTGGTATAGCCGAAGGCGCTAGTGCTATTTATGCATCTGGTGTCGTAGGTGCTAAGTCATCCGTAGTTAAGTTTGTACTAGATACAACAGGCGCTTTGCCTACATTAACATCTGCTATTACTGCAGTTGTAGTTCCTGATGGTGAACTTATCCACAACATCTATGTTCACCTTATGTCCTACATAGTTATTGCTACCAATAAAGGCTTGCGTATTGGTGTCATAGATAATTCAGGCAACATTACATACGGTGGTTTGATGATTGATACTGACTATCCTATCCGCGGCATAACCGCGCATGATAGTTATATCTACTGCGCTGGTTCGTTTGACAACTTAGAGACAGGTGAGAATTACCCTGGACTTTATATAGTTAACCTTGGCACAGAGATTTCAGCAGGCACATTGCAGTATGCATACAGCACATTTGTATATGCAGAAAACATCTCACAAGGTTCAGCCATTGGCGTATGCCACTTGGGACAAACCAACCAAGTTGTATTTACAGTTGGTGCTTTATCTAAGACCGTTGGTGCTACGGCTAACAACGGACTATGGGTACAGTCAGCAACCGAGTTGTATCCTTCTGGTTATTTAGAGACAGGTTATATTCGATACAACACACTAGAGCAAAAGAACTTTAAGCGTGTAGTAGGACGTGGTGACTTTAGTAAAGGCTCTATGTCTATTCTTACCCGCGACTTAACTGATACTACCTATGACATGGTGTCATACGATAGTGCAATTGGTAACCCAGAAGTTACAATTACACAGCCAGCAGGAGCGCAAGACGCTCTAGGTTTGCGCTTTGAATTGTACAGAGATGGAACAGACAATAGTGCTGGTCCAGTCTTTAAGGGTTATCAACTAAAGGCAGTACCTGCTTCACCTCGTACTAGAATTATCAAGATTCCATTGCTTTGCTATGACGTGGATACTGATAAGTACAACTCATCCGTTGGATATGAAGGCTATGCCCTTGAGAAGTTATCGGCATTAGAAAACATTGAAGCAGCAGGTGACGTTGTAACATGGCAAGACTTCCGCACTGGCGAACTATCCCAGTGTCTCATTGAAGAAGTTATATTCACAGATGTAACTCCACCTGATAAGAAACTTACAGGCTTTGGCGGTATTGTTTCTCTGACAATTAGAACGGTATAACATGAATCCCGCTGACTGGTCTGGCATTGTCTATGCTTACTTCTTTGTAGGCATCTCTACTGCATATGGAATCTGGCGTGCATTGCACCATATGATGACAACTGTAATTGAAATAGCACTTGAACCTATATGTGAAGACTTAACTAAGATTAAGTATCAGTTATATAACAATGGTGGCGAATCCATGAAGGATGCTATTGACCGCATTGAACGGGACGCAGTAGAACTTAAGATTAATCAGGCAGTCATCAAGGCAAAGATAGAGGAATAGATGGCAACAGCAGCACAGTTCCTAGCAGTAGCCACAAAAGAAATTGGAACCGTTGAGGTTCCAGACAACAAGACTAAGTACGGTGCATTTACCAAGCATGATGGACAGCCATGGTGTGGTTCATTTGTTATGTGGTGTGCAGCACAGGTCAAGCAACAAATACCTAATTGCGTTTACACACCAGCAGGCGCAGAAGGATTCAAGGGCATCGGCACATGGGGTGCACCTAGCACAACTAAACCACAGGCTGGTGACATAGTATTCTTTAACTTCGATGGCAAAGGCATTGAACATGTCGGCATTGTTGTTAAGGATAATGGTGATGGGACAGTTACAACCATTGAAGGAAACACATCACCTGAGCATAAACCCAATGGCTCTCAAGCCAATGGCGGTGAAGTTGCACAGCGAATCCGCGCTTATAAGGCAAGCCCTAAGACACATCTACTGCCCTACATTGTAGGTTTTGGTAGACCGAAATGGAGTAACTAATGAACATCTCACCTAAGGTATACACAGTCCTCGGTACTTATGCACGTGCATTTATCGCATCTGTTGTAGCCGCATATATGATGGGACACACTGGAGTTAAAGACCTGTTTGCTGCTGGCGCAGCATCAGTTCTACCTGTAATCCTACGCTGGGCTAACCCTGGCGACCAGTTCCCACACCCACAGCCATCAATGAAGAAGGCTGCTGCTGTTGTGGATGGTGCTACTGACCCTGTAGCATAGGGCAAATCGGGGCTAGAAGCCCCTTTTAAGACAAGAAGACCCCTGTCAGGTACATTAACCTACCAGACAGGGGTTCTTTTTTTATGCTTACTTACGCTTAACAGCCTTCTTAACTGCTGACTTTTTGCGTGTTGGTTTAGACTTAACGTCTAGATTATCAAAGGCTTCATCTAGTTGGTCAAGCAACTGATTGAAGCGGCGATTCCTAAAGAAGGATTCGATGTATTCCTTAATAAGGTTCCAGCCATCAAGGATAATAAATCCCGTGACGATACCCCATGCTACTGATGCATACGTACTCATACGTGCTCCTTAGTTCGTCTTACCCTACGGCGTTGTGCCGCAGTTGTTCCAGCCCAATACCCTTGCATATCATATTCAAGGGCATAGTTGTAACACTCTGTTCTTACGGAGCATTCTCCGCATATACGATTGAGGATAACCTCATCGTATCCACCACCATCTTTGAACCATGCTTCATTGTCTGTCCCTGCACAATTAGCCTGCGCTTTCCAGCGCTCGTCCTTGATAGGAATGAACTCAAAGAATTGGTCAGTCATTTGTCTGTACTGTAGAAACCTGAACCATTGAACTTGATTGCGGGAGCACTCCAGATTCGTACCATTGTGTTTCCGCAGGTTGTGCAGGGGATAGGTGCAGGGTCTTGTACTTCCACCACAGTGCTACATGTTTCGCACTTAAAGTCATAATTAGGCACAGTCCATTCCTTCGTCTATCGGGGTAGGTGCGGTTGTTATCGTACCGCATTCTACGCATTCTTGTTTTAAGTCATACCAGCCAACGGCTCTGGTATCTTGGTCCCACATTACATTTACCTTGAACATCATGCAACCACAGATGCAAGCAAAGGTTGGCTCACCTCTAAGGTCGTGGCTCATGCCAACTCTTTTTCAATGGCTTGAATAGTGGGGCAGGGATAAGGGGCTGGCATAATATCACCATCATCAGTTATCTTATTGCAAGCAGTACAGGACAACTGAGGGTTGTTGGAATTCCACATAAAGGGCTTGTGCAATTCCACTACTGCGCGAAGGGCTATTGCTAAATCTGAATTTGCAAGTTCGCCAGTCCAATTATCGTCTATTTTTGCTAGCAATTTATCGTGCATCATGGTTGATTATTCCAAAAGAACTTGTAGTATTCTACATCAAGAGCAAAGCGCTTCATGTGCTTGACTGTTGCACCTGTATGTGTATGTAGTGGTACACCAGCCTTACCCATAAGGCGAAAGAAGTTAATATCTTCTGATACAAACTTCTTACCTACGCCTGTTTCATTAAAGTATGGGATGGAACCGTGCACTCTACGCATCTGAGTGATAGCGTTGCGGTGCATAAGCACAAACCCAAAGCCTGCTGAGCCTACTTGAATGAGTGCATCTTTAGGTAGCGGATGTACGTATGCAATGGAGAAGTCATCGCCTTCTACCCAGTTAAATACTGCAGGGTATGGAGCCATAAGGCTACGTTCATTTTCTTTGGAGATAAAGTACGTACCAGTAACTACTGGTCGCTCATCTTTATCTGCGGCTGCCCATACTTTCTGCAATGCTTCCTTGGTTAGTTCAATGTCGCTGTCTACCCATAACATCCAGTCATAGTCTGTCTTGTCATACCAATGTTCCAATGCGGTCTGACGTTGCCGTCCTATCTGGTTACCTTGCACACGCATGGCTGAGTGAATGGGGATAGCACCAGTGATGATGCTATAGATGACACCCTCGGCAAACTTGCCGTCTACTGAACCACCATCACACCAGCCCAGCAGAATCTTGTCATCACTCTTCGATGATGTCTGCTGTTGCATCTTCTGGACTAGTTGTTCCTTCGTCTGCAGTTGGTTCTTCTTGGTTGTCTTCGTCATTGTATGCTCGCCATCCACCTAGATGTTTAGTTAATGAGTTGATTGCTCGTTGTACTTTCATGCGTGCCCCATCAGGGGTGCTGTTCATATCCTTGGCTAGTACTGCCCAGTCTGGTGAGTCAACGCTAAAGCGTAGACGCAAAATGTTTTGCTTGGCTTCGGATAGTTTATAAAATGCAGATGCAATGTCTGAACGTAGCGATAGCCAGTTCATTCCATCAGTAATGCTGCTGCTCTTAACCGAGTTGCCTAAATCCTTGAGGCTTGATGGCATCTCATAAGACTCGGCAATGATGGACGGCAAGAATGTTTCAATGACTGAGTTGTCATAGTAGTACAAATCGGATGGGTCGTACCCTATCTTCTTTGACTTCTCAAACTCGCAGTACTTGAGAGCAGCATTACGCAATGACTTGGCAACTAACTTGTCCATGTCCTTGGGTGGTAACGCTGACCATTCTTTATACTTACGCGGGTGTGCTACAAACCACACCCATAACTCCTGAGCAATATCGTCTTGCTCTACCATGCTGTACTTACGTGAGTACTCAGCCGCCAGAGTCTTGACCATATCGTTGTATGCAGCAATGTAGTTAATCATTAGAAGTTAACAACCCCGTTAATGATTGGTACTGCATGAGGTGTAACTACACCTTTGTTTTGTACAAGAATGCCAATGCCTTGCTGCCAGTTAGCATTACCTGATGTTAAGTATGAGGCTTGCTTCATGTCCATCATGTGTCCTACCTCAAGACCAAATATAGTTTCAGTCTTACCGTAAAATCCACGGGTCTCATGCTGCAGTCCTGTGCGGTGCGTGTGTCCACACACTACTGACTTGCCTAAAGACTTGGCAAGGTTAAGTGCAGTAGCACCAGGTGCACGGTTAAGTGCGCCTTCATCACCGTGTGCCATTACCCAACCAGGTAGTAACTCATGCATTTTATGCAAGTAGGTGATACCTAACTTGTCATAGCCTAGTAATGTTTCAATCTCTAAGGACTTAAGAGATGAGAACGCAGGTGCATACTTACGCATGTAAGTATCAATGCGGTCAGTATGATTACTGCGTTGAATATAAAACGGTTTGTTCTTTCCAAGTGCACTGCGATACTCTGCCATGATGTCATGCGTCATATCAATGCCAGCCTGAAGAGTATTTGCATACTCTCCTGCCATGCCTTTGTTCCAACGACTTGGTTCTGGTGCGTCTAGTTCATCACCAACGCACCACAATTCATCAGGCTTATATGCCTTTATGAAATTGAGTGTTGCGTCTACCGTTCGGTTGTCTTGGTACGGAATCTGTAGGTCGCTGAGAACTACTATCCGTCTGCTTCGCTGCGCCATTAGGTACGCCTTCCCACTGTCCACGTTGGACTAGTAACCCAATGATAGCGTAGTTAGCCATATCAATAAGTGTATCTTCAATTGATTCGTAGTTCGGCGTGTTGCCCGTATCTACTAAGTTGTTGAGCCTAGCCAACTTGTCATACATCCGTACCCGTAATCCATTCATTGCACCACCAGGTGCACCTGCAATATTCATGGGACCATAGTCCTCATGCTTCTTGTAAAGTGTCTGAAGTAGGCTATTTACAATGACTTCAGCGTCTTTACGATTTTTCATTTAGTATCTCCTCGATGTGTTTGTCTACATTTTTCATGGCTTCATCAATAGCAAACTGTTCCCATATGGCATCAGCATTGCCATCTTTGGAGGCAACTAAAATTGCAGCCATTGCTATAATCAAACGCTTGGCATCCTCTACGTCCTCATCAATTGTATCGTAAATGTCATGCATAACTTGCAGTACATCCATCATACGTGTCTCGGATACTGGGATACCTACTGTAAAGTCTAGGTGTTCAACGTGGTCCCAGAAACTATTGTCCAGTGGTAATGCATTCTCTGATTCGTTCATCTATCCATTCGCTCCCTTGTTTGACCATCATGCTATTGACATCTTCTCCATCGGGCATGCTGATGATATTGACATTGCCTAACTCACGACTAACTTTTTTGCCGAACTCTAGCCCTGCTGCATCACCATCTGCTAATACAATAACAACTTCGAAGTCATCAAGTATCTTGTTGTAGTGTGGCTTCCAGTTGTTAGCGCCAGGAATACCAATGGTTGGATGTGATGTCTTGACTGACATCATGATGCAGTCGAACTCACCTTCGGTGACGCAGATGTATCTGTCTGCAACAAAGCAAGCCTGCGTATTAAACATAGTAGTCTTGCTACCAACGAGACCTAAATACTTAGGGTCTTCGCCGTGCATGCTACGAAATCTAATATCAACTACACCTGAAGGTGTAATGTATGGGATAGCAAGTCTACCCTTGTATGCTTCATGCCCTGGAACTGGGTCGTCTACTACTCCCAGATGAAATATGCGAGCCTCGTCTACCGACAGACTTCGGTTTGAAAGATATTCTGTTGCTTGTTCTATCTTGCTGGCGTAACGTTGTGTCGCCTGTAGCAAGAACTGACGCTGCGAACTTGACAGCCTCACGATAGTCTCCCCCTTCTTTGTACATGATTAAAGAAAACGTATCACCTTTAACGCCACATCCGTGGCAGACAAACGCATTCAAATCATAGTTAACTGCTGCACTTGCATGACTGTCTTCATGGAATGGACACTTCATTTTGCGCCATCCGCTGTTTACTGCTGGTGTATTAGCACCTATGAAGTTGAGGTACTCCTCAATGCTTGGCTTCTCCAAGTGCTCTCCTTAATAAATCTACATACACATGTCCAGGCATAGTGCAGTACCAGTCGGCTGGGCTTCCCCTACCCACCCGCTTGTGCCACACTACACCTGTCCATGCATTATCGTTAGCCATTTCGGTTAACAATTCTTCTGTCCAACCAGCTAAGTTCATCTTGGCATGGTTCTTAATTTCAATTGTAACTCCTGGTATACCAGAGATGTCACCCTTGTCAAGGGTAGCACCAGCCAAACGCCTATCAACATATGGGAACCATTGCTTAAGGTACTTAACTACATCTCGCTCTGCTCCACTGCCTTTGGCTTTGGCTGCGCTACTCATACAGGCATCTCCATTTGTCGGTGGTCACGAACTATATCTTCTAGATACATTGATGCTGGGTCAAACGATAACTGTACATATGTATTACCAGTGAAGTCTGCTTTGCCATAGCGATTCTTCACTGGTGCTACACATAGGTAAGCATCCTGTCCTTGCATTAACTGACCTACGGTCAGTACCATTGCTGGTATCTGACTGACCATGCCCTGCAATGCAGAGCGTGGTTGACAGGGATAACCTTGTGCGCCTTCTTTGGTATGATGGAGTACTAGAACGCAAGCGTTGGTATCTCTTGCAAGATACTTAAGTTCCTTCATAACGGAACGCATACCTGCAAACTCTTCTTGCCCATCAACGGCAATGTCCATAAGGTTATCTACTACTATAAGTGTAGGGCTTCTGCCCCACATTGTCTCAAACGCAGAGACTTCATCTGCTAAATCAGCAAGTGAAGGGCTTGGTTCGAATGACCAGTACAAGTTGCCGAACTCTTTGAGTTCAACCTCTGCTCTAGCGGGGTTGCTCTTGAGCATATGTTCTGCTGCGGCTTGAGTTATCTTTGCTTTCATTGCAAGCAAACGCATAGCCATAGTATGTGCATTAGTATCAGCAGAGAAATATAATGTTGGTTGTTTTAATCTTGCTGCAATATGTAATGCAATGCTTGACTTACCTGCGCCTGGAGTACCTGCAATAATAGTAACCTCTGCTCTACGCAGGATGATTCCTTCACGTTGGAAAGCCTGAAAGGGAGGGGCTAACGGCTCCCCTCCCACTTCTGGCTTGCCGATACTACGGCGTAGTGTTTTCATTTAAGCCTTTGTTTGGTCAGCCACGAATGTTGCAAACTCTGGTGAGCCTGCCTTGACATACTGAGTGGTGCATTTGGTTGGGTCACCTTGCTTGGCTGGGCAGAAGTGTCCCTTGTATGGACCAAACTTACCAGTCATGCCATGGATGCGTGTCATCGTACCGTGTGGGCACTGACGTGCGCCTGCTCCTGGCACTGATGCAACGGGGTTGAACGGGTTGTGTTCTTCGGCAACAACTGTTGCGCCGAATGCTGTAGCAATTGCTGCTACTTGTGGGTTAGGTGGTACTGCTGCATTGCTGCCACGTGTTGCTGTCTCTACTTCAGAGATGGCTTCAACAATCTGGAAGATGCCAGATGTAAGTGCGGTGAACTCATCAGGTGTGCTAGCACGTAGTGTTAACTGTGTACCTGCTGGTGTCTTGAGGTTGATGCTGATAGGTGCTTCTGTATGCATGTTATTCATTCTCCTTGATAGGTGTGACTAGTGTCTTCTTTGTATCTCGGAAGGCACGTACTTTCATTGCTAACTCTATACCCTTCCAACCTTGTTTGATGTCAACAAAATGTAGTTCACATTTGCCACTGCCTGCTGGCAGATGCACAATGATTCCTTTCTCTTGGTTGACATCTCCCCATGTCGAACGGGTTGCCGTAGCAGGGTCGTACGGCAAGCCGTGCGCATACACTGCTAACTGCATAGCAATTTTATTTGGGTAGGAAATACTACCAGTCTTGAGGTCAGAAATAAACAACTCACCCTTGTACCGCACGATGCGGTCAGGTGTGCCTGCTATCTTATACTTGTCTAACACGCAGAACTGTTCGATGTTTACATTCTCAAAGTTCTTTGTTGCTTCTGCATATGCTTGTATGTCTGCAACATAATCATCTGGTATGACACCAAGGTCTTCGCCTCGGTCATACTTCTCTGTCAGTGTATGGATAGCAGTGCCAATGGTAGCCTGCTTGGTAGCACCTGCTGCTTCCATTGCATCTTCAACTAACTTATCCATCTCTAACTTGTTGTCTCGGTGTGCTGATGCAGCCAACAATAAGTCAGGGCGCAGCGTTAATCCTGCTGCAGCCATGCGTAACTTCCATGCTACTAATGCAGTGCCATCATCTAATGAACCTGCAACTGTAGTCGTCCGTGTATACGGTACTGGCTTGCCACCCTTCGGTGGCACTACCATTGGTCTACCATATCTATCTCTAGGTACTTCTAATTCTGCCATGATTCTCCTTTGATTAGAACTAGGTGGGGGTAGGACAAGGAGAGAGCCAAAACCTACCGCCCACATAGTTGTCCCATCATAACATAGTGACGGCTATGTTGTGATGTCGTGCCCGCAATTGGGGCAAGCCTTTTGTTTCTTTTTATACTCTTGGTTAACAATGCCATCACTGTACTGAATGTGATAGTAAACTGCACAACCATCGCGCACGTGTGCGCTACGTAGTATAGCACCTGCTTTGTGCAGTACTGACAACACGCCACTTGCCGTGCCGTGATGTATGTCTACTGCTGCTGCTAACTCTTTCCAAGTTAAACCAGACTGATTATCTTTTAAGAGTACTAACGCTTTTTGCTGGTTGTTATATTCCTTACCAGTGCGAAGATTATACATGGCACGTACCTCACTAGTACTAGTACCCGACCAGCCAGCCGTACCATTGTATGGGACGTAGGCTGTAGTCATTCGCACTCCTCTACATCAGAAACATCTACGCTATAAACTTCTACATTGCCATCGCTGACTCTAACATCTAATGAATTTTCAATGTCATCTGCTAGTTCTTCTGCATCGTCTGACTCAAAGTCTGTAACTGTAAGTGTGACTGTAACTGTAGCATTGAACTTACTTGGGATGCGTGGTGCTCCGATGCTTTCCAGCATAAGGTTAACGTCATCACGGAGGACTTCCTGTGTACCGTTATACCATTCTGCACCCATGAAGAAGTCACGGACTTTGTATTTAATGTTACGGATTTCAGTAAAGGAGTTGCCGAGTTTCTCATATACATCTTCCAGTTCCCCCGCCTTGTTGATGAAGCGTAGGACTTCTGCTTCAGTATAGTTTATAACTGCACCTGATTCAGTAGTTACTTGAATGGTATTCATTATCTTCCTCTCTCGTTGTTTGTGGTAAGCAGTTTATCCACGTGCTCAGGTGGTGACATGAACTACACTGCATCTCGCAAGTGTATGCCTTACGCTACATACACTGCTTACGCTGGTTCACCATGTCTGTCCGCGCTATCGCTGCCTTTGCAGTATGCATACGGACTATTCCCGTATACCCTAGTGTAAGGGCGTATAGGAAACTTATGCTGTAAGAATAGATAGTGCTTTGTTCTTTATTCTATCATTCTTACCAGTGATGGTATCAAGCGCACGCTTATCTGATGTACCACGTGAGTAGTAATCAGCATACTCAATGACTGCTTGCCATACTCCGAAGGCTGTGCCTCGGATGTTCTCTTGTGTTGGTGACTCTGAGTAGATGTCCCATACTTTATCCCGTGCTTCGTAAGCAATGGTCTGTTGCTTGCGTTGCCCTTGGCTAAGCATATTGTATGGCGCATCCTCTAACTCTGGTGGCAAGGCAAACACCTTGCGGAAGATGTTGCGTGCCTGATACTTGTCAGTCTCACGCTTGAGTAACTTGTCTGCAGTTAACTCATACTCTTCAATGTTCTTATATACAAGTGTAGTTATATCTCGAATCTCTGAGATAGATAACTCTGCATTGGTAGTGTGCTTCATGGTATAGGTCAGCGCTTTCTTGCGCTCGTTACCTAGAATCTTACCAATCTGATTAGCGCAGAACACACGCTCAATGATAGGACGTACGATGACTGAACTAGAACCATCATGACTGGTGGTTGCTAGTAAGTATGCAGCATGTGGGTCATTGGCTACAGTAATACCATCAGGTAATTCCATAAGCATCCATACATTAGCACCGCCGTTGTATGAACCTGCTGCTGAGTAACGTGCTTGACCTGAATCAATGAGTACATCTAGTGCGCTGAACACTTCCATGTTCTGTACTAACTTGTACTTGCTACCTACTACACCAATGACTGCATTGGTATCATTGCGTACCACTGCATCACGCTTAGGTACTGACTCGTACACTGCTGGTGTAACACCAGACGGTGACATGACTAGTGGGCTAATCTCTGCAACCAATGGCTTGATGGATACTGTCCAGTCAAGACCTGCTTGCCGTGCTGCATCTACTGCTGATGATGCATCTACTGATGTACCGCCACGCTTCCAAGCGTTACGTCTGTTATCAACTAAGACTTGCGTCATTGTTCTCTCCTTCTAGTTTAGTATATACCCAACTCCAGTTATAAGGTGTGTTGTTAACTAAAGTCCTTGTCAATTTGTGTAGTGCTTCATCATCATCTTCTGATTTAATATGAAACGCAACACATATTTTGTACTCATTCATTAGTACCACCCATGCTTTCTTTCATGCGACCAAGCACGTGATGGGCTACCGTATCTGGAAAATATATACGACAGCCCCCGCGCAACTTGTTGCGGGGCTGGAGTTGTAGTCTTCTCACCCAGCATTTGTGCTACGCCAGCGGCGTGCTTGCCACTCCATTTGTCAGCACTGTGGTTGTATGCTTGAGCATTCCAATGTGATTCGTTATCCCATAGTTTAACAAGGGCGCGCCACTCACTACGATTCCATTGAGGATAGTTGAGAGCCATCAGACCACGGGTATAAACCTTAATCATGTATGGTGTCCACACTGTAAGTGGTTCAGTCAAACATTTGGGTTGATACTTGTGGTCTTGAAATGCTTTGAGTGGTATACCTATAAGGCTAGTGATAGTCAAGACTATACTACTGCCTATAGATATAAACTTATTAGGTAGTGCACGCATTGCTACTCCTGACTACTTGTCGTTAAGCATCTCGTATTCTGCATCAGGGTCACCGCATGACTCATCGTCATCATGCCTTGAGTCGCAGTCATCGCAGATGGGACTTAGCCCGCGAGCATCATCATCTCCATCCATCCACTGTGGTTCACCCATTTGATTCCTCCTCTGCTTTAACCAAGTCATTGATTGTAGGTTCAGGTGCTGCATCTTGTACTACCTCAATAGATACTTGCTTGATAAACTGACGGGTCATACCAACCCAGTCAATGCCATACTCTGCACCTAGTTTATCCCATGCTGCTTTCTCTACGTCCCGTGAGTCGGGACTATAATCTGTTTCTACAGTGGTGACCATAACGAAATGGTCAGCCATAAATAGTACGTCTGTGATTATTTTTGGCATGTTAGTCTTTCTCCTTGTAGGTTAGTTCATCCAGTGTGTTCTCAAACTCTGGTCGCATCATCAAGTCTAGTATATCTTTAGGTAATTGCTGACCATAGGATTCCATAAACTCATAGCCATCATACGCATCCCAGATTAGCAGTGCTCGGTAATCGTTACCGTCTTTGTCTGTAATCCAGAGCGTGCGTTTGAAGCCAAGGCTTTCTTCATCTATAGTTTGAACTGTACATACAGCAAGGATGTCCTCTTCTGTTACAGGTGTATCGTTGGTCATGGTTTACACCCGCATTCTTTGACGGGTACTAGGTGGTCACCGCATATCATTACTTTACTTCGACCCACTGCATGGCTACGCGTAGCAGATGGTCGTAGTCTCCCGACATGGACTCATCATAGTACTGGTCTATCTCTGCGCTGGTTGCTCCCGCTTTGCGGATAGCACTGGCTACTCTACCCATGATAGCAACTGCGTTGCCATCTCGGTTGGCTAGTGGAACTATAACATTATACTTTGGCATTGCTTCTCTCCTTATGTTTGTAGTTGGTATTAGAATGGACGTGGTGTGTGGTACGAGTAGCAGTAATCCGTCTTGCGTTGGATACGTCCCCGTAGATTTCTGTTCTGTCGTTGCAGGTCACGGTTAGCATACGCTGTGACTAGCAATAGAAAAAGGTTTACAACTAGAGCCATGATTATAACTGTTAGCAGAACTGTAGATACGTACATGATTGATGCTCTCCTTAATAATTGTGGCTGGATTTGCAGTTTTCCGTTGAGGTTACAATATATCCGCGAATAAAAAAAAGCCAGCAGGATGAGGGGACTTAGCCCCCCACCCTGCCAGCCTATGTGTTAGTTGGTTACGACTTCGAACACTTCCAACTGAATCTGAGGAGCGCGCTTCTCTGACTCAGCCACTTGGCGTGTGTCGAACTTGGTCTTAAGGCGACCCTTGAGTGTGACCAGCATGGTTTCTTCCGCACCCTGACGAGCCTTGTCAAGGTTGTTCAGGTCAGTCACAACGTCACCGTCAAATCCAACGATGTTGATACCTGCAACATAGACCATACGGTCTGCGTCTCCATTGCTTGTGCGACTAATGTCGCGTTGATTGAGCCAGCCTGTGACCATTGTGCCACGTGAGCCTGAGTAGTTACGTACGTTCTTGATTGTGCCTGAGATAGTTACTGAGTTTTCCATTTTCTCTCCTTAGTTATAGTTTATATTTCGATGTGCAGGGTTGCCCCTGGCACGAAGGACAGGGGCTACCCGATTATACAGTTATCTTACGTTATGCTCCAGTGTTTTGTCGCACGATTGGCACTGGTTGTACATCTTTGGAGTCAGGATGTGACACCACTGGCACTCTGTTTCGCGTGCCCGCTGTGTCGCATCGTCCAACTCCCATAGTGTGTCGAGTTCCCCACCGTCTGTAATGAGGACGATAGGGGGCAAGAACTCACCGTCACGTTCTGTCCAGTCGTGACCACTGGGTTGAGGACGCTCTATCATCCAGTTCCTACGGTACTGGAGATTACCGTCATCCACCAGTTCGTGGGCGAGGGTCGAAGTCCTAGCCTCGCTCACTTCCAAACACTCCTCGCACTTGGTATCAAGGGCTAG